TAAGATTACTCAAATAATAAATCTAAAATAAAACTATTTAAACTAAGGCAAATTAAAATAGTAAGCTGCTGGTGGTAAAACACCGGCAACAGGGGGTCCTTTAAGAGTGCCTCCGACCGTGGTAGCAAATGCGCTATTTGAAAATGTATCAGTACCGACTGTTATAAACGGAATTCTAAAACCATTGGAAAAAACTTGAAATCCAAGTCGGGTTTCATCTGTAATAGCTGCGTAAAATTCAACTTTCCATAAGGAAGGATCTGTATTAGTTGGTGTAACCACAACTATTTCACCCATAGCTCCATCGAAAACACTACTATTATCTGAAAAAGAGCCTTTACCTCCAATAAATCGATAAGGATTCATATTAGGTATAACAAACTCAAACTCTGTTGTTGTTGCATTCGCTACTTCAGACACATAAGCTCTTGTAATAGGAAGTTCTTGAAACATAGTACCAGGGCGACCAGACGGAAAAGAAGGAGGGTTCCATGCTAGTTTTGTGGCTGTCCAAGAGCTATTAGCTGTAGTGGGTCTTGGCAATCCCGTAGTTATATCCAAACTAGATCCTGGTGGCACATAATAAACCGCTGCGAGTGTTGGCCCTTTAACCAGCGCTTTAATTCTATAGCCTCCATAAAAACCAAAAAAGAGCTTTCTAATAGCATTGGCAAAAGATTGACTACCTACAACCATATTTTGAATACTTCTAACCATAACACCATTAGCAGGTATATCCCTAGTCTCAAAATAAGTAAACCGCCGTAAATAATCTCTAACACTCACAATAGGTTTAAAATCCATAACTCTAAGATCTTCCTCATTAACATTTGTCATATGATTTGTTAGTGGTTGTTGTGAACTAACATCTACAGTAATACTTTCACCAACAGGAGTTGAAGATGCCTCGGCCTTGAAAGAAGAGTTATCAGAAAAAGTTGTTGGTGGATTATTTCGCGTTACAACTTGATCCACTCCATAACCATAATACTGAAAATCATCACCAACAGACATATATGCATTAAACGTGACAGTTGTAGGAACGGTACCATTAGTAGTAAGTGGCTGCAATAAATAGACATAAACCATACCATGATTACAAGCAATCCAATCAGGCCATTTGGAACACTCTATTTGTTCTAGTTGGGAACAAAAGGGAAGATCTATGGTCTGAATCTGACCTCCAGCAGAAAATTCAAGAGTATCGGTAATAAGATTATGTGTATCACCCATACTAGGATAACTAGTTAACAATTGTTGATTACCAGAATAGTCTCTAACTACTAAAAGTTTACAATAATGAAAATTAGTCATCACTGCTTGCAAATGAAGTTTTAAACTTCCTTTCCAATATCTTGAACAATCATAAAATAATCGAATAGGTGAATAGAATACTTCTGCATTACTCTCTATTCTAGGTGCTATAGGATGAGACATTAACAAATCACCGGACGCTGTTGTTGTATTAACTTGAAACTTACCCATAAATGCTGGTTTAGACAAAATATAATGAAGGTCCATCTCATCTTGTCCTGTATTAAATTGATAATCTTGTACTACTCTATCAAATTGTGCATAAGGATCTAATTTTTCAATAAGTGTTGGTTGATCAACATTATTGGCAAAATTTCTAAGTGTTGGAAGCATTCTTGAATCCATAGTGGTACTATTGGGGTTATGGAAACCAGTAAACTCACGAAGTCCGAGTCTAAGAGCATCAATAAAATCACCTGAATACTGTTTAGCTCCCTGAGCCAAACCATCAAAGATTTTAGTTGGTATTTTAACAAGTTCACCAATAAAGCCTTCAGCTTTAAAAGCTGGTGGAGCTATCGGAATCCAAGTTAAATCAGAGATCTTAGGTACATAAAACTCAGCCTCTGTAATAATTGCATGCACTGAAATTGAAAGGGTAGACGAAGCCGTTCCTGATGAAGAAAGGGGATCCATCACCATAACAGATAGCTTTGCATAATCAAATACAGAGAAACCTGTTTCAAGAGGACCAGTGATATTAGTTCTTCCAAGTGGGGTACGTTGATAAAAAGGAACTTCTATACATACGGAAGTACTTTCATTAGCATTAAGGAATGTATGCGGAGCCATCAAAAGTTGGGTTGGGTGAATCGGGGTAAATTGTGACGGGATAACACCCGCCAAAAGAAGACCCTGGTGCATCGGCGTACCAGAAACCTGCAAAAGGACACACATTTTCATTCTAAAAAGAGCTGAACTAGTAAAAGGAACTGAAGCTAAAGCATTGGACAGCAACGCTGTAGGAAGAGTAACCTCAAAAAGATTACTATAAACCGTAGTAGATGCCGTCCAATTATAAATATCTATTAAAAATGGTTTATTTAGAATACGAGAAAAATCCATTTCTAAATCCTTAGGTACATTATCTATACGTGGGAATTTATCAAAAGAAGTTCCTGATTCCACTACTGTTTTTGTTTTGAGCGTTGAATAGTAGTCGCTCGCTACTGTATTAATTTTCTGTTTCATATTTGTAGTACTAATCTAAATAACCTGTGCACAGCACTAAAAACACAGGTAGTTTTCCCCTACACTATAACTAGACCTACCATAAGATTGGGATTCCTATTTAGAAGTGAATTCTAGCTAACTCGGCGTTACTCAAAAAGAGGCTACCGAACAAAAATTTTTCTACACCAAATTAACTCCATAGAGTGTATCCATGTAGTTGTATTGGCCCCTCAGATATAATTGCTTAAGATATTGTCTGTCCAAGCGCTTGAAAAAGATACCCACTCGTCGGGAAGCCTCTTCCAAAGTAGCAACACTTGGTTCAAACAGATCTTCATGTAGATACATCTCCCTCTGAAAAGCGGAAATTTTATCATCCATTACCTGTTCAGTATCTTTCTTAGAATCTACCCAAGAAAGAGTACTATAAACCGTATCAAGATCGAGTGGCCCTACAACCCTCTTAAGCTCCTTATGATAAACAAAAGATCTCTTAAGAAAAGTTATATCCACTAATTCCTGATAAGGGGTTGTTATGGGATTTTTCCGTGAATCAGTAAATCCCATACCAATACTCTCAAAAAAAGATCGCATTGTGATTGCATTTAAAAAATTCAAATCATTAGCAGAACAAGCGTTGACTCTATCATCTCCATACACTAAATCCACTATGTTTCTAGAGAAATGACTTACTGTAGGATTTTTCCCATGTTTTTTCATTTCTCTAAAATACCACATAGCCGTGTAAAATCTATTTACCAGACTATTCAATATCGCAGTAAGAAAACTGCCAGATGGGAGAGAGTGTGTTGTTAAATATGTATCGTCATTTATAGCGACAATACAATAGCAAATAAAACCCATCACAGTATCCATTTCGCTACTATCTCCTTTGTATCTATCTGAGCATACTTCGTACACAGCATTTAAAACTTGTGGTAGCATGTTACCATCATAAGATGATACATCGCCTGCCCACTTTCTTTCTTGATCTATTAGATTGTGTATCTCATCCCATTCTGTAAAAGGATTAACTCCAACCATAATCTGATTGACTGATCTATTGGATATTATGTACTCAACCATACGACCAAAGACTCTTTTCGTTAATAGTTGCATATGTATTCGAGAAACTCGGAAGCTCCTAGGTAATTTTTTGCTTTTACCTCTAAGTTCATCTTTAAGAGCTTCACACCACAAGACATCAGCGCTTTTGAACTCACCCTTTCTAACTTTATCACAAAACATGTTATAGTCTTTCTCAAATTCTAGAGTCAATTTACCTTCTTCAAAATCCAAGCATTCCTGTTTGGTTTTTGGGCAACCAAAGCCATTACTAGATTTTTTATTCATTCCTGCTAATAGTCGTGTACCTTTAATAACCTCGTTCATTTCTAACGGCTCCCATTGCTCTGGAAGTATGCTAGATATTACTTGTTTACCAAAATCTATCTCATCACTACTAACAGTGGCGACAGGAACGAATGATTTCATAGCCACATCTTTTACGGTATGAGGTCCATTGACGCTAAGATTTGCTGGAACTCTGGTGATCGGAAAGACTCCATAAAGCGGACTCTCAACATAATTACTATTATGTGGTGTACTCACGTGGAAATTTTCTGTAAGTTTCATTCCACTAAAATTCTCCTTAATCTTATCGGACATCTCAGTGTCTATTTTCATTGTTGGAATATCTAAAGCTCTCTTAATTCCTTGTATGACCGAATTAGGGAAGCGCAGTGCCACTCCAACTCCTAATTCGTCACTGCCTGCCACGTGCACTCCTACAACACGCCCTATTTCGGTGACTATAGGACTCCCACACATTCCGTCATAGTGTAACTGGTAAAAAACATCATCAGGTTGAATAATGTTTGTGACTTTCTTTCCCTTAACGGTAAGCACATAAGGAGTAGGCACACTGACTGGCTTGGCTCTCATTTTATTAACATCCAATATTCCTTGTGGATGTACCAGATATGATTTGCAATACTCTGTGATATTTTGGAAAAGGTGTGAGATATCCTTAAACGGGGTTGGGAAGTTTTTTTGGCAAACTCCACACAGAGACATCACTCACTCTATCTTTGTAGGTGCACTTTATAGCGATATTATCTATGATACGATGATTTAACTGGCGGCTACTATAAACCGTCAGATATCCACTATCTTTTTGAGCGGCGTGACCTACCGTTATTAAAGACCTACCAGAAAGTATACCAACACATGACATATTAAAATCATCACTACTTATAGTTATGTCAAAAGTTTGCTTAGAAAGACTGTATATCGAAGGATGTACTTTATACCCTTCAATCATATTATCCGTAATACACTTTTGAACCTCTGCTTCGATTTTAAATGTCTTGGATTCCTTCTTACACTTCCAGACTGTTAGGAAACCCATGATTACAAGGCCTAAAGTTATCCATAAGAACTCACTCTTTGCAAACTCTATAGTCGATGTAAACATCGAATAAACATTATTTATATTAAAAGAGCCGACAACGCCTTTCATGACGTCTATAATTACTTGAGACATATCATAGATGAAATCTACGCCGTAGATTACTCCATCTATTACACAATGTGTAACTTCTCCCCATTCTACTTCTGCCTTGTATAGGTTGGATAAGCGATCAATAGTTTCAACATCTTGATCTGATAGTGTATTATCTTGCAAATCTCCTCTCTTAACTTCCAAATAGGCATTTACTATAACCTTCATCCAGGCTAATATCTCCAAATGAGACGCTGAAACGTCAAATATGGGATCAATATTGATATTATTATCCTTGAAATACTCACAAACCTGGTCAGAAAAGTTAAGGATCCATTTTCTAGTACGGATATCAAAAAATTTGATTTGCACAGTTCCACTCAACCTACTTCCATCTCTTACTACGTTAGCAAAATCAAACACGATAGCTCTTCTCCAAAGAGCTTCTATGTTATCTATACCATCGTTCTTAGTTAATCCTTGCATATTTTGAAATCTATTGGTTGTCAACAGAACAAGTTCGCTGGAAAAAAACTTTGTATCCTTTAGATCAGCAGCAGCACAATCCAAAGGCAACTTGATTGGAGAAACAATGTTGATTATGTTTCGCCATTGGGATAGTCCTTGTTGTCCAACATCGTCCATAAAAAAAATTGTTTCATTGTTATATGTATCATAAAAATCTTTACCATCTGATACAGATTTGGTTATGTGAGAGTAAGCACTCATATTGAGTGCTCTGATTAGCTTGGACATCAAAACTGATTTGAAGCATCCTGGAGGTCCTTCAAAAATGAAGCAAGTAGGTTCAATTCGACAACTATTTTGAAAAGCCAAAACTGATTTTTCTAACCGGGCGAAATCACTCAGCGTGTTTTTGACGCCATTAGATCGCCTACCCCATTCCTGAATAGACACGTTCTCTTTTAGATTCTTTGATAAGCACAATACCTCATCTCTAAACGAGTTATCGGCCACTTTCTTCTTATCCTTTACCCAAACGGACAACAATTGTTTTGCTTTATACAGTATAATGTGATGATCAAGATTGAAAATATTCATAAAGAATGTTTTCAAATCCTTTGGTATTTCAAACGGAAGATGTTCCATAAGTTTACAAATAAATTCATAGACGCATGAAAACAAACTATAAAAACCACTCATATCATCACAAACTCTAGCCGCACTTAGAAGAGACATTCTCTTGATTATTTCTAAAAGAGATTTAGGAAGGGTGAGACTTGCCATAGCTAGCAATGCTGTATCCAACACTTGAGCTCTCCATTGCGATATTATCTGGGATCCAAGACAAAAAGTTCTATAAATTTCTAAACAAGCATCAATAACCGAAGTTATTAAACAATGTCCTGTAGCAAATTGCGATACTTTTAAGAGTAAAGAACAACAACCTGTCAAAAACAACAGAATGCTGTTCTTCTCCTTATCAACGAAATTTTCAGTCTTACCAACTAGACTAATGAGAGATATAACAGAATCAACTCCAGTTAAAAAATCTTTCATTTTGCCTAATAAACTTTGCGCCTTAAAGCTAAAAAATTTCTTGACAACACTAGTCATATTTACATTAGTAGAGCCTTCCATCTTGATAAGTTTATTTCTATGGGAAAAAACTTTACCTCCTCGAGTTACAAATTCAGAATGTCTTACCTTAAACATGGCAGCTGCCACATAATTAAGGTAATAATATTCTGAGTCTTCATTCCTAGAAACGTCGAAAAACCTCAATCCTTCTAAAGTATTATTTTTATTTTTACTATTATTTTTATTTATTTTTTTATTTTCGTTGTATATCGTCTTCATACTGCCATTCTTTAAATTAAGACGCCAAGCACCGGATTACTAGTCCATAACGGGCGATTTTATTTAATAAATTATTTTAAAAACGAAGAACACCAAACTAGCTTTTGTTTAACTAACGGCTTGCCTGCGAGAGATGACACCGCTAGAAAAACTCAGGGACCTTTACCCACTAAGCGTAAACAGGTTTGCCACACACAATTGAAAAAATATTCCAATAATGTGCCCTCTGCGATACTAACGGTTAACTAGTTTAATTGGTATACTTGTTAATACTCCACTAAGCTTCATATTTTCTTTATCAATTAGCGAATTCACAACTTATTACATAATGTTATTACGATTGCTCCACCCGCCCTGGCAAGGCAGGCTTCGTAGAGCGTACCTACAAAATTTTTACATTGTGCTCAACTAAATGACTTAGTCTACGAAAATCCACTCTGTTCGGAGCTACGCACCAATCCAAAGGTTACGTAATTTCACAACCCGTAGATCAGTAAACGAATTAATAGGGCATTAATGTGACTCAATTTCGGAATCTAAGGCTCAAGTTTTAATTTTACAGCCTTAAGTAAAATATTTCAGATATTATTTGCATGAATCGAGTCGGTACGTTAGCTCACCTCAGTAAACGCTAACGTATCGGGGAAAATCCTCA